ATCGCCGTGAACACGGCCACGAAGTCCAGCACGTTTTTAACAGTCTCTGTTTTCTCAGTCATGTCAGCATTTCCAAGCCCGAAGGCTCTTGTTGATCCGGCTATTGGGGTCGTTCGCGGTCTTTTCCGAGGTCAGCTTTTTCTTCATGCCAGTCATCCGGGCGCAGAAAGAGTCGCGGCGTTTGCCGCCCTCTGGTTGAGGGGCCTTCAAGCCGGGCTTGCCCGGGTTGGCTGCATTGTAGGAGGCCCGCCCCTTGGCGTTGAGACCCCCCTTCTCCGACTTGCCTTCCTTGCGTTGCCATGCTGGTGACTTAGCCATGTTAAGCCTGCGCCTCTTTCCAGTTGATCCGCGCCAACATCGTAACAGCCGAAGCCGTCGTGTTGGTGGCCACAATGTACAGGATATCGGGGCCATCTGGATATACGCCTGCTTGAGAAGTTGGCACCGTGTTAACAGTGCCGCCGCCCAAAATGGAGTTGCCCAAATCACGAACGTCTGACAAGTCAAGTGAGTTTACTCCGTTGGAGTACAGGGCCGTCACAGACTCACCGCCGGTGATACTTGCCGTGTTGCTAGTGTTAACAGCCACCTGAGCCAAAGACGAAGTAACCTGACCGCCGCCAGCAATTGAGGTAAACGATCCGCTAAACCCGGTGCAAAAACCGTTCAAGATCAAGTTAACCAACACCGCGCCAGACGTCACAGCGGCCATGTCGGTAAGCTGCAATTGGACACGGTTAATGATTTCTTTGACCCCAAGAAGACCGGTCGTGCCGTTATCCGCCGACGGAGCAATACGGATTGCCATGATTGGAACCGTTGTACCAGCGTTTAGGCTGATGGATGTAGTCGTTCCGTAGTTGAACACCAGCGACTTGTCGTCGTTGAACTGCCCATCCATGATGACCGACGACCCCCAATGAGCCAAAGGAGCGGCGGTGTCAGGGGAGGCGTATTCAATGTAAAACGGGTTATTTATCGAAGGAAAAATTTGGGCACTAGTAGATACTCCATAAAGAAAGTTTCGATAAATGCCAACGTATGTATTATTCATAAAAACAGAACCACCAACCGTGTTCTGATACATATTAAAACGCCCTCCAGCCGGATTAAACCCATATGTGTTGGTTAATGGGATACTTGTGCTGGTTATGGCTGTATTAGTTGCATATGATCTTGGCAATGTTCCAGCAATTCCTCTAATGCAATTAATCAATGTATTGCCAGATAAACCGCCATAATACAAATATTCACTTCCGATCAACGCAACGCCGCCGGTGCTATTCATAAAGCTACCGGCAAATCCTGTTGGAATTGTAGTATCCGTTGAACTAATTGCCGTTGTGGTAAATACCGCATTTCCAATATTAAGTGGTCCAGCTGGACTTATAACCGATGTAGCGCCAACAATACCGTTTGACTCATAATGCGAAGGCATGTTGCCAGAACGCAAATATGCTTCGTACTGCAAGTTGTTATTTTGTTGTTGATGGCAATAAATAATTTGCCCTTTGGTAGTGCGCAGCCCCCAACGGACAGTGCCGGCTCCGTACCAAGAGTAGTCCATGTACAACATCTGCATCCGTGTCAGGTCAATGGTGTAACCAGATGGGCCGGTGCCGTTGCACTTGTCAAGGTTCCACTGTGACTGCGGGATGCGCGTGTCTACAGTTTTTGATACAAGCGCATACGATGGCGATGTAATAGTCGTCCCCCGATATTCAGGACTAATATACAACGTCGTAGCACCTCCAATACCAATAACTCTGTATGTTTGCCCGCGAATAACGATGTTATCGCCTGGTGTTAGCTGAGTCGTAAACTCCGTACCAGAACCCGTGACAGTCCCAGAACCGTTTGAAACAGTAACGGTTCCGCTAATTTGGTTAATGCTGGTCCGATAAACCACATACAACTGTTGTCCGTCGTACTCAAAGAACATACCGTTCTGTTGATCAAACATGCCAACTCGGTTGGATGCTCCAAACCATGTCACAGGATTTACCCGCAACGGAAAACCTGTAGCAGATGCGCCGCCAACACTATCTGTTAGTGTGTAGGTAAACGTAGTAGTAGACGGCGTTGAAGCCACCTGATAAGTGCCGTTGAAAGCTCCCGGAGAGCAGTTGGCAACTTGAATTGTGCATCCTGTAGACAAATTGTGCGCAAATCGCGTCGTCACAGTAGCTGTGGTTCCAGCGCTGGTAATGCTGGTTACAAACAAAGACGGGCACAAAGACGTGCCAGTTGAAAACTGAATTCCTTTGCCCGACTGATAACGGAAATATCGCCGTGTCTGCCGGATCATTTGTTGGTTGGTGCCAATAGAGCTTGCAGAAAAAGCTACACCGCCATCGTAAGGGCGAGACTCAACAAAACCAGCAGAGCGAGCAAATAAATTAACAATACCAGCTGTGTTGGTGATAGCTGCAGCCGCAACTGCTCCGTTTACGTTGGTAAAAGTAAATGCGTTAGTGCTCGTAACACTAGCAACAGTTTGAGGTCCATTAATAGATGTTCCGGCGCTAGTTGTTCCAAGAACATAAATTAGCGACCCAATTGACAGTCCATGCATACCAGTTGTTGTAACGGTCACTGTGGCTGTGCCGTTAGTGGTAAATGCTGTAGTGCCAGTAAGTTGAATTCCAGAACCGGAGTACGTATACCCAATATAAACGTAGGTGCCAGCCGAGTTATATTTCTGAGTGTTAATTGAACCAGTCTGCCCCATGATTACGTTCATGGTGTTGGTTCCGCCAGCAGCGGTAAATCCCCAACCGTTAGATCCAGCATCAATACTATTTTGTATATAAATCAGTGAATTGGCCGGAACAGTAAACGTGCCGGTGATCACCAAAGGAGAAGCGGACGTTCCAAACCCAGTAATTGAGTTAATGTTCAAAGCCGCTTGCGGAATGTAGTACGCCGTCGCTCTGTTGTTCTGGAGGGCAATACTTTCCCACTTCGTAGGCTGTGCGCCGTACTCAAAGTCCGTATCAATCAGCGCTTGCGGGGTAGATACCCGCATCTTGCCCACCGGGTCTTGCTGACCGGGCGCGGGCGTGAAATACGGCGACGTTGCGCCGCTGTTTGTGGTGCCCTGAATGGGCTGCGATTTGTTCGTGTTCGCGTCAACAACGGTCCATCCACCAGACATAGGAACTCCTTAAATTACAAGAAGGGGGCCGAAGCCCCCGCCGTTTGGCTCTTGATTAATCGAAGTTACCGTACGGATACGTAGTCGTATTGCCGATGTTTGTATCGGGCTGGCTGTACCGCAGGGCAATGTTGAACGTACCGGCAGACAAAGTCGTCATGCTGGAGCCTGCAATTGCCAAAGTCACAACAACCTGAGACACGTTCGGCTGACTGCCAGCCTGCACGATATCGTTGGGGGTTGATTGCTGGTTACCCATCTGGGCTGCGGTGAAGGTAGACAGTGCAGCGCGGCCAACAGCGGTCAGCGAGCCGGTCTGGAAGTACCGAGCACTAGAAGTCTCGAACTGGTTGGACACATAGCAAGTCACGCCAGAAACAGTACCAGCAGCCGTGGTGGGCACAACCTGCATGTCGATCAGAATGTCTTGCAGTTCCGAACCAACGGGCAGAAAGAACACAGCGCCGCGATAGATCAGCGAAGCGGTGTCCGCCGTAACGGTCTGGGCCGCGTAGGTCAAAGTGCCGGGCGTATAGACCGGGGTAGCAGCGTTGGGGATGCCGTTGGAGTCAACAAACACACCAGACGAACCGCCGTAGCCCGCAGTGTTGGGCGTGGTGTTGGTAAGCACCATCGAAATGGTTTGGGCCAGCACCGTCGTGCCGACGTTGCGCAGGTTGCCGAAACGGATATCGCCAGCAAGCACCGGCCCTTCAAAAGTGGAACGTCCCATGATAAATGTCCTTATGCAAAAGTGCTTCTACCGTCGTTGCATCGTCTGCTGGGGCAGTCGATAGAAGTGATCACCCAGATGAAATCAATATACAGCAAAAGAAAAAGGGGCACAAGGCCCCTTCTCCTATTTTTCCAGCCGATTAGGTCGAACCGGACGAACCGAACATGCCCAGCGGGTCAGACCAGCCGAACGAATAACGCTCGCGGGCCTTGTAGCGGACGTTGCCGGTGTCGAAATCGCCGTCCATGCTGTTAGCCAGCGGGGAACGAACGAAGTGCTTCATGCCGTTGGGAACGTCGGTCGTGAGGAACCAAGCGTTGTTGTCGGTCAGGAAGTGGTTCTGGGTGTAGCCTTCCGGAATAGAACCGTTGTTCTTGAGGGCGTTGATATCGTTGTTGTTCGTACCAACGCGCAGCTCGGTTTCGAGCAGGCGGGTAGCAACGAATTGCAGTGCCGGGGGAACAATCAGCTTCTTCGGCTTGGCAGCGATCAGCAGGCCACGCTCATCCGTCCAAGCGGCGATCTGAATAACGGCGGCTTCCAGAGAAGTCTCGTTCAGGTCAGCTTGGGTAGAAGGGGTGTTGCTGTTGGTACCACCGTTAACCAGCGGGTGAGCCGCGCTGAACAGAGCAACGCCGTCACCGCCGACATAAGCAGCAGAGAAACCGTTGTTCAGAACCGCAGCAGCTTTGACCTGCTTGGTGTACGCCATAGCACGAGCCAGACCCTTGGTATAGCGAGCCGAGAGGCTGTCGTACAGGTTGTCCTCAATCGCCTCTTCGGTGATTGCGAAGCCCATAGCGATGGTCTCGTGGTTATACCGGGTGGTCCACGCTTCTTGCGCGTTGTCGTAGCTGATGGCAGAACCTTCAGCCTTGACGGGCGCGGCGCTGAAGCCGGAGAGTTTCGTCTCCTCTTCGAAAGAACGCTCGGAGGTCTCGGTCTCGTAGATCTCTTTGTGCTCTTCGCCGTAGCGGGAGTACTCCAAACCAAACAAAGCGTTCAGGCCCGGAAGGAGTTCCTTCAAAAGTTGTGCGCGTGAAATTGCCATTTTGAATTACTCCTTAGGCGGTGGTGGAGCTGTAGTAGCCATGCACCAACAGGTTCATCTTCACCAGAATTTCTGGGTACTGGGTGAACACAATGGTGGAAGCTGCCGGGATGTCAGTGCCGGAACCAAGCACGTTCGGCTGAGCATTGATGGTCACCGAAGTGGCGCCAGCGGTAGCAGCAGCAGTAACAAACGAACCGGTTTCGATCAGTTGACCGTTGGAAGCAAGGTACGCCACATCAGTACCAATCGGAATAGCAATGGGCAAGCCCGTGCCAGTCAGGGTGATGGTAGTGCTAGACGAGCTGCCAGTAGCCGACGTGGTAATGGCGGTATCACCAACAACACCAACGCAACGAACCGGGAGGATCGAAGTGACGGGGGTGGCGGTGGGAGCCAGAACTGCGTTAGCAGAGTTGCCGGTGCTCAGGCTAGACGACACAGAGGCGTTGTTGACCATCGACAGGTTGGTGCCGACCATAGCAAACGCGCCAGAAGCAACAACCGTCGTGGCCGAGCAAACAACCGCTTTGAACACGGTGTCCGGATCGTCACAGACCACAGCCTGCGCATCGCCAGCCAGCGTGGACGCGGGCCAGAATTGCTGGAATTGCTTCTGCTTGGTAACTGGGTTGGTGAAAGTCACGCCCAAGAAAATACCAGTAACTTGGTTGCTACCGGTGCCGGTGGTCACAGCTGCGCGGGTAACAAAACCACGCGACAGAACCACGAAATCTCCATAGAAGATGTTCGTGTTGTAACCGTACTGAATGGGCAGGCTGCGGGTAGAACCAGCAAAAACCTGACCGCCGATCAGATTGATCGGTTTCAGCCCGTAAGGGGCTGGGATCTGCGGATAAGGCATTTAAGCACTCCTAAAATTTACGAACCTTTACCAAAGCTCGACGTGGATTTCCGCTCGTTGAAGATTGGCATCCTCGGGTCGCTTTGACGCATAAGGTTGTTATCCACAGCCTGCGTTTGAGCATCAGTCTGACGTTGAATATGCGCGTTACGCTGTTCAACGAACTCAATCGGAGTCTTGCAGAGCAACAACCCGCCAATCTCAATGTTGCCAGCGAACCGGCTATTGGGATCGACTAGCAGTTTGAATCGCGGCTGTTCTTCGACAGTGACAGGCTCCCAACCTTCCCGGAGCTTGCCGGACAGGTTACGGGGGTCTGCCGTGTTCAAAGTAGAAACACGAATCCAACGGTACGCGAAACCGGGTTCCTTATCGGGTTCAGGCAACAACTCTGCGGGCATCCACTGCTTGGGGCGCTCTTGAGTAGACCGTACTTCCATCTCGCGTTTCAATCTGTTCTCGGCCATTTAAGCCTCCAATTTCATAAGTTCACGAGCATACTGCTCGGGGGTGAGTCCAAATTTCTTTGCCAAGCCAACCTGCGTCTTGGTAAGAACGACCTTCTTAGGAGCCGTACTACGCTTCGCGGGTGCCACCACCGTGCTTGGTTTAGTACGTTGAGGAGTCTCTTCCTCATCGTTGTTTTGATTCGAAGCAAATTCCTCGGGGAACCGCCTGCGAACCTCTTTGTCGATACTTTCAAAGTATTCGTTGGTGCCGATAAAGGCTTTTCCGTAGCGTTCTGCCAACTCTTCATGAACCCCTTCAGCAAATCGGCGCATTCCGCGCTTATTGGGGTCTACGAACCATTCGTTCTTAGATACCCAAGCTGACACCTTCGGGTCCATCTGTTGTTGAACAGGCGGCTTTTGGGCAGTTTGTACATCATTTTCTGGAGCTTGTACAGTCGGCCTGAAATTTTTTGCTTTATCAAGCTTCAACTGGGCCTTCATCATCTCCTGCTGAGCTTCAAGCAGCTTATCCGCTTCCCCAGAGTCGTACGCCTCTTTGAAATTGCGTTTGGCCTGCTCCATCTCCATTTCAGCGGAGGTCTGGTACGTAGAGATTAGCTCCTTCTCCCCGCTTTGCAGCATGGTCTTGAGCTTCTTGTTCTCTTCGAGAATGTTCTGGGCGATTTGAAGCGCCTCTTGCTGTTCCCGATATGCCGCTTCTTTTGCCCGGCGCTCGTCATGCCAAGCCTTCTTATATTGCTTGAACTTGGTCTTGACGTTGTGGGAATAGTCTTTTGACTCGTCCACCTTCTCCAGCTCGTCTTTGACTTCGTCAGAGAGCGGAGCAACATAGCGGTCTTCGGCGGGGGTATCGTCTTTTACCTCGATCTTTACCTCGTCGTCCTCGACAGAGATATCAATATCTTCTTCAGACTTGTCCTTGGAAGCCTCTACCTCGTCGGGAAATTTAAATTCGTCGTCTTTGGTTGCCATCGTGTCGCTCCTTATTTGCGTTTGATGCCGCGTGGGTCTTCGACAGTGCCTTCGACGGTATCGTCGTTGATAATGCGAAATTCCCTTCCGTGAATGACCAAGCGCGTGCCGCTATTGGGGCGGACAAGCACAAAGTCACCTTTCTTGCACCAAGGTCCGGTGGGGAACTTGGCTTTGTCTACATAGCAGTCTGGCCCCATATCGACCACAAACAGCACCGTAGTCAGTACTTCCTCGATCCGCATAGTCTCGTCGGACTTAACCAGACCGACCTCGCTATCCTCAAACT